TGAAACCGTAGGCATCCCTGTAGTAGCTGCCGCTGCTGCAGGGTATGCTCTATGGTGGCTAATCAAATGGATAACAAATAATTTAAAGGTAGAACTAGCTGATCAACATGACGCCACAATAAAGAATGCAGATGAGTTGCGTAAAGAGCTAGACGAAGAAATAAGGGACACAAGAGAACAACTCTCTAAACAAATGAAAGAGTTACATATAATTATTATACGTCTTATAGATAGGGTCAGAGTATTAGAAATAAATTTTATTGAGCATGATGAAACTGTTAGAGCTTATTATGGGCTTGAACGAATGAAAAGAAAAAAGCCCCGCCACGAACTTGTGGAGGAGCTTAAAGAACAGATAAAGGATGCAGGTAAAACTAATGGCAACTAGAAAAAAGTCAAACATGAAAGGCATGACCATAAAGGGTGGACATAAACGTCCTACCAAAAAGGGCGCAGGTTTAACTAAAAAAGGTGTAGAAAAATATAAAAGGCAAAATCCGGGAAGTAAACTTAAAACTGCCGTAACAGGTAAAGTAAAAAAAGGAAGCAAGGCAGCTAAACGTAGGAAAAGCTATTGCGCTAGATCAGCAGGGCAAATGAAGAAGTTCCCAAAGGCAGCTAAGAATCCTAACTCAAGGTTACGGCAAGCAAGAAAAAGATGGAAGTGTTAAAATTTATCTTTATTTAGATACTCAGGTATAATATCCTGTATCTCTCTCCTGTGCCGTTTACTATCTACAATAATCTTAAATGCTTTTATGACAGCGGTGGAAGTTGTAAACTTAAACCACCAAGGAAAAATTGAGTGTACCACTCCTGCTGCACAACACACAAGTAATTTTAAACTATTCATAAATGCACCTTTCCCATGATTCCAATATGTTTGTGGGTTGTCGGTATCTCTAACATGATTAGTTAATACATTCAACAAGGAAGGTTCTTTATGGCCTTCCTTTTTTTGTTTCCAGTCGTTAGCTTCTTGTTTTAAGTTTTTTTCAAGTTGTTCTGACATTTAATTTTCCTAAGTTTTCAAAGTACGCTTTATTAAAACCCCTCTCCCACTCCTTATAAAAAGAACTTTCTTGCTTATAGGGATTAATGATACGGCCTCGCTTAAACGCACGATAACCTTTGTCATGTTGAATACGAAGAGGAGGATGTCGTTCTTTATACATAAAAGTATCCTTAATTAAGCTGTGATATCTACTAATTCACACACGCCAGCAGTACAAGCTAGTTCTTGTGTTCCTGTTGTCGTGTCTTCTTTTTCTATAGCTGAAAGTTTAGTCCAATCAATATTCTTTGGCATCTTTGCTAATAGTGAAGTATAATCTGCCTCGTCTATGTCTTGGTAAGGAGCTTGTTTATATGTGTGGTCTGTGTGTGGTAAAAATGACACACCAGAAAGATAACTAAAGTTGTTCCAACACCAAGCACCTACGTTTACCCATTCCTTTTCCTTCACAGAAATAGTCACTGAAGGCTTATGCTCACACCAATGTTCTGCATAAATTTTCCATAACTCAAGCTGTTGTATGGCTGACAAATCATTTCTACAGATAGCTTTGTCAGGAGACTTCATTGGAAAAGAGAATACCGTAGTTGTATCAGGTTGTAGATGATCTGTTTCATATGGCACACCGACACTTATCATCAACTGTGTCAGTGGGTCTTTGTTATCTCCTCTAACTGTTCTAATGTAGTGTTCGTTGTGCCGTGCATGTACGCCACTAGCACTGTTAACAAGCTGGCTAACCGTACCAGAAGGTTTAACACATGTAATAGCTGTAGATTGTGGTATATTTAACTTAGAAGCCCACTGTTTATTTGTTTCCACAGCTACAGAACGTAGATACTCGAGTGTAGCAGGTAAGTTACTGGTAGTTCCGTTGAGTAGTGGGCAATCCATTACACCTGTCAAGGATACACCTAGCAGTCGTTCCTCCTCTGTGTTGTTCTGCCAACGCTTACGTAGATACCCAAAGTTTGTAAAGGTAGCCTGTATGGTTCCTAAAATAGTAGCCATCTCTATTTTGTTTTTAAGTGTTGCTTTTGTGTCGTTACTTCTACATACAACTTCTGTAAGATTACAGAATTGGTTGGGGCGCAATATAATCTCGGAACAAGGGTTAGTACCAAAGGCTATATCAGATTCTCTCCTTTTGTTTTGTGCTGCCTTTTTCTGAGCAGATTGCCTGTTAAATACACCACGTTCACCGGACTTACTTTGGTATAAGGATAACCATTCATTCATAAATGTACCTGTATCTGGTACGTCCGTATACACAGCAGAGTTGTTAGCTAATGATCTTTCAGGGTTTGTTTCCCACCATTGCCCAGTCTTAGCTTCTCTCATACGATAGTCTGATAGATTAGATAAGGATATAAGAGCGGATCGACGTACTCCACCTACAACTACAACCTCTCCTGTCTTACATACAAGATCGTGACATTCCAATGAGTTTAGTTTTCTTCCCTGTGCTTCCTTAAATTTTGTAATTGTAAAATCAAAAAGATCGACTAGTGGCTGTGGTCCTGACGCTCTGCCACCAAATGTTTTTAACCTTTCACCTGCCGCACGTACCTTACTTATATTTATCTTAGGAACACGACATGTGTATAGATAAGAAATTAAATCTCGAAAGGCTCTTGCCCATCCTTCTTTTGAATCAGCTACACAAATTACATCTTCAGTGTATTCAAACTCCCTGTCTGGCACAGTAGGTAAACTATTTATGTACTGCCTCTCTACAGAAAAACCTACACCTGTACCATTCATTAATATGTACAACACCTCATCAAATGCTTTGGGGTTGTCTATGGGTATATAAGAACAGTTATACCCCGCTATGTTTTCTCGTGACAGAGCAGGGCCAGCAGTCATCATAGATCGCATACTAGGCATAATGTTTAAAGAAACAATGTTTTGTTTTAGCTTTTTCCATATGTCATCATCCAGCTTAACTTCTAAGTTTGTAGCTACGTGGTAAGAAAAGTATGTTATTAGTCTTGATACAGTTTCTTCCCATGTCTCTCTTCTATTTTCTTCCTCAATCCAACGTGCGTACCTTGAAAGAGCAATAAACCTTTGATAATCATTCATGTGTTTCATATTTTGGTACTCCAGTGCACTTAACTTTTAGGTTTAAAATACTAGTTCCATCTAGATTTTCTAATAGTTCATATAACATGTCAGTAAGCTCATCTGTAGGATTACCATCAACGGGCATGAAAAATTCTTCAGGGTCAATTTCTAAAAATATATTGGCTCTAGCTTTCATGAACCGCTACCTAATTCATTTAATAGTCTATTTAAATACCATCGTGCTTTTTGTAAATCTTCATCTTTGTTTTTATAAGCTTCTCTCCAAGTATACTTTAACACATTTCCCTTACAATAGCCACGAAATTCTTCATTTGTTAGTGTAGCCCTAATAGCTTGTATACACTCTATACCATGCTTATTATAATGTACAGGGCTGTTCACCACATCTCTTTCCATGTTTTTAATAAAAGCATCATTTGGCATTATGCATTTCCTTCTGTTTCACTGTTAAAGGTTAGCTTTATAATGTTACTATCAGTTAATTCTTCTTCTACTTCTTCTATATCAATGTGCTCTAAATCAATAGAGTTGTTATCTAAATAATAATCTATAATATGGCGTACAATTTTATTTTCGTGCATTGCCGGTATAGATGCAGCCATTAAATTTGATATCCTAGACATGTTTTCAAACTCATAATCATTAAGGGTATGTTTTGCTAAGTCTGTAAGTAGCTTCACCGCTACCTCTCCCGTCCACATAACCTCTTTACCTGTGTCTAACTTTCTCATAACAGGCTTTAACACAATTACAAAATCGTTTACTTTTATTTGGTTAAATGTTATGCCCATATGGTACTCCTTGTAACTTACTCTCGTTAATAACTACAACCTTTGGTGGCATAAAAAGTAATTCTTCTTGCATCCAAGAAAGGGGTATTATTCTATCATAATACAGTATATCATTTTTATCACACCACATACCATAAGAAGTTTTAGAACCCTTTCTTATTTTACGCTTGCTATTTTCAAACACCATTCTGATGTCTAAGTCTGTATGTTGTTGTTTAACTTTTGCATGTTTCTTTCTGTCCTCTACAGACCAAAATCCTTTTACTTCTATTATAATACCGTTATCAAGAACAAAGTCTGGTGTATAAGAACGAATAGCAAAGTCAATCCACTTAATCTTTACTACCTCATAGCGTAGTTTATGATTGGCTTTTTGTATTTGCTTTGCTACTTTTTCCTCTAGACCAGAACGAAACCCATTCTTCCTAGCGTTTACAAAACCTTTTTTATTATACTTTGATCTTTGAACCATCGTCCGTTATGCCATTTACATTTAAATCAAGGGCGGATATTGGAAGATTATAACAATTTGCTTTCACAAAATAGTTATTACTTGGATCGTGCTCCCCTTTTGTAAGGTAGACAGCTTCATTATAGTATTCGTCTCGTTCTTTTAGACCAAGAAACCACCCAACAGATTGATCATTCAGTACTCGTACAAATGCAAAGTAATCACAATCTTGTTTTCTTGTGACATCAGCTACACTACATTCGTAATTTTCTTTTGGAGTAACAGATGTTTTCTTTGTCTTAACATCAATCTTTTTATCATTTACTAATAGGTCATAATCCCGTGTGTTATGCTCCTCTCCCCCTAACACCTTCCTAACAATCTCTTCTCCTAAAAAGCCAAAGACATTTCCCTTTCCACGAGTAATACTCTTGTATAATACTCCCATTTCTTTTGATTTTGTATGTGCTGTATTTCTCATTGAATCTGTAATATCTATTTTTATCATTGCATTACTCCTCTATCTATGTATTGCACAATAGGCTTTTCTTTTGCTTTACTTACCTTCGACTCTTGTTCAGATAATGCGTCTCCCCAACAAGCGAATCGAAAATCACAAAACTTACATTCAGTACCTAACACATATCTTCCACTAGGAACTTTCCTGTATGTCTCTTTAACCGGCTCATAACAACGAGTAAACTTATTTTCCTTTAGTTTATTAACAGTTTTTTCTAAAGATTTAAGTACTGTATCTACATCATTGTCATACTTCACATACTTAAATTCCCCGGATGAATGATTAATAACCCACCATCCACCTGCTTCTACTCCCTTACCTTTCGCATAGATAGCAAGCTGTCCAATGTAACCAAAGCTATCATTTTTTGCTACATGCTCCCCACCTATCCATTTGTTTCTATAACTCCAAGGGCTAGCAGATTTTATATCGTCTACCCTACCGTCTACAATAAGGTCATACTCTCCACTAATTGTCTCTCCTGCTATTTCTACTTGAACTTTTTCTGGTTCACCGTACTTAACACCTGCTTCCGTTAACACACCCTTGAACACAGCTTCAGTTATATCTCCTATCAACATTCTTAACAGAAAGTTAGTACCGGGAGGCACTGCCTTCTCAGGTTTATTTTTCATAAACCAAAGTTGGCAAGTAGCCCTCCCGATATTGCTTGCTCGTAAACGAAACTTCCTGTTGTTTTTATCGCCAAACTGTTTGTCCAATGATTGCTCTACATGTTGTATTACTTTCTTTTTTGTATCTGCAGCCATACTTGCAGAACCATCAAGAACTTTTGTAAAGTAGTTATGGACGAGTAGTTCAACAGGATGTTCCATCTAAACGTCCTCTACGACAGTAACAAACTCTTCTATAAGGCTACTGTCCTCTTGAGAAAAAGACCCTCCACTACTTTTTTCCTTATACTTGTTTGTAACATAATCATTTTGACCATCAACCCAAGATACAAAATTACCAAATGTTTCTTGATCCGTTTCACTAATCTCAATCTTAGTTGACAAATCAACTACAGGAATAGGGCTATACAACATATTACCATTAGCCATAGGTGCTCCTTTTGTGGTGATAGTCATTACGTGATCAGGCAATAAACGCTTTGCTGAAAAGTACCTTCCAATAGCCTCTCCCATGACCTTAAAGGCATCCTTATTGCCTACCTCCCAAATGACAGGAGCTTCCATAGGAGCATTTAAAGTTTCTCCTTTTTCATTCATGGCTTCATCTGAAGATACGATACCAAACAGGGTACGCACTCGTTTTACAGAGGATATCAGACGGCGAGTAGACTCAGGTAATGCTTTCCAATCCTTAATGTAACCTGAAGGACGGCCACAATTGAAGCCACCATCATCATCCATATGATCAGAGTTATTAAAGTTATCTTGTGTTACAAGTACAGAACGAATAAACTTACCCTTCTTTCCATATTGATCTGGCGTCGTATAAGGAACCCAACGTGTATAGCGAAACCTTTGAAGAAACGGCCTAAACTTAACACTCTCACAATAACTAACGTTACCATCATTGCCGGTTATGGCGAATGTACCACCCGGAACTACCTCCATCTGCCTCTTCTTACCCTTGGTTTCTACCATATCCATAATAGGCTGATGGCTAATCTTCATTCGAGGAATACTAAGTGAACTCTCTGATGCTGACGGTTTCCCCATTCCCATAACATTTGCCATAACATCATAGTTATCTGTACTAATTGTAGCTACTTGTGTTTCCATAATATGATCCTTTCTCTATTAAATAAGTTCCCCATTATACACTAATATTTGTTTTTGTCAAGTAAGTTATGCAACTTCCATCCAATTATTTCCTATCTTGCAGTCCATCACCAACGGTATGTCAAAATTCATCTGAAACTTTACATTCAGCATGTTTTGTAACTGATGTTCAACTTGTTTGATACATTGTTGTACATAAACTTCCTCCTCTGGGTGTGTATCTATAACGACACTATCATGTACGCTATTTACAATCATACTTTTAAGAAGCTTCTTTTGTAATTGCTCTTCAACCAATAGCAATGTGAGTTGTACAATGTCTGTAGATACGGATTGGACAGGGTAATTCTTGACTGCCGTAAAGAAAGTGATACCACCATTGCTTCTACGTTTAGCATTAGGAAAAGCAAACTGCCTTCCTGTAGGCGTAGTAACCATGCCTGTAGACATTACCTCATTAGCCAATCTCTTATGCCATGACCCTATCCCTTCATACTTCTGTACAAACTGCTTGTAGTATGCTTCCTCTGCTGTAGTTCTGCCATAGCCTGTCGCACCAAACAAGGGAGCGAAGGTGTGCTCTTTAGCTTCTTGTCTTGAAGTCTTTTGCCCTGCATCAGATATAACCTTTGCAGTATAGCTATGTACATCAAAACCAGTATTAATTTCATCCTTAGCTAATTCATCTTCTCCCAGAAATGCAGCCGTTCTAAACTCAAGTTGAGCAAAGTCTGCCTCTATTATTTTACCTTCCTTCCAACGTGATTTAAACACTTTCTTTATAGGAAACGTAGTTCCTCTAGGCATGTTTTGTAAATTAGGTGAGTCTGAAGCTAATCTTCCTGTAGAAGTTCTGTGTTGTACTAACCGTACATGTAACTTACCGTCATTTTTCATATAGGTTTCTATGCCTTCAACAAAAGAAGATAGGTACGTATCTAATGCAGATAGTCGCCTTACCTTATATAAAAAGTCTTGTGCTTGTACCATATTCTTTCGTTTAGCTACCATTTCCAACATCTCAATACTTGTTTTACTCGTACTGAAGCCATGATTAGATACCCAACTGGCTGCAGGAGCGGAAAACTTTAAACCTGCAACACGTTGTTGTGGTAAATAAAGAATACCTTTAGTATTACACACCTTACACAGTCGCTTTGCCTTTCCTAATGTACCGTCTTTTTTCCTTGCAGTGTTAAACCCCCTACCAAAACAATCACAGCATTGTATTGCTTGTGTTTTATATATAATATCACTTTTAGTTCTAACCTGTTCGTCAAATTCTTTTTTGTTCATATACTTTGGAAAGTTTGTTGACCAATCCTTTTTATCTATAGGTTTTCTACTATAGATAAGCGTACTCAATTGTTCTGGTGAAGATAGGTTTATAGGAGTATCCCCCATTAATGTAATTACTTGACTGTTTAAACTATGTAGTATCTCTGAATGTTCCTTTTTAAATTCCTGTTTCACATCTGCTAAGGCTTGTTTATCTATGGAAAAACCTCTTGAATATATCTTTGCGAGAAGCTTACACAGTTCATTAGTTAAACTTACTATAGGATTAAGAGAAGTATACTCTGTTGTGTATAATTTCTTAACTAAGACCTGAGACAATTCCTGTGTAGCTTTGACATCGGCTAAACAATACTCCTCTAAATCATCACCATCTATTTCGTCAACCGATACACCTGCTTTAAGTTGTTCTTTCATCAAGTCCATCTTCTGATTATCAAGACAGTACCTTTCTGCTATAGCCTGTAAAGACAGAGGCTGTTTCTGTGCACGTTGGAACAAATATTCTACGAGCATTGTATCGAACACAGCCCCATCATACTTAAAACCACAATCCCATAACCAAATGAGTTCATGTTGAGCATTATGACAAATAATTACAGTAGCTTTATCCAGTTGTGCTTGTAGTTTATCTTTAGCTCCCTCTGTTGTGTGCGTCTTGTGGTTAAACCAGAATGAAGATTCCTCTCCTGAATCTGTTTTAGTACATACAAGAACTAATTTATTTTCAGGCGTAAACGGATCAAGCATAATTTTTCCTGAAGGTAAACGAGTTACTGTATTTTCTATATCTAAAGTAAGTTTCATTTCACCCTCCTATGCACTATAGGTAGCTGTCTCTGGATCAAACATGGTTACTACCCTACCATGCTTACCAGTAAGCTTATTCTTTAGCACAAGCCAGTGTCTCTCTGCGCTGTCTTCCTCCTGTTGGCCTTCAATCATAGGTGTTTTAGTAACACAGAACAGTACGTCTGCTTCAGAAGCCTTGCCTGTTCTACTGCCCTCCAGCATAGACATGTCTACAAACACCTTTCCCTCTGCTTCCGCAGATAATTGTGACATAGCAAATATTACACAATTATATTGTTTAGCTATTATCCTTAGCCTGATATACGTAGCCTTCAGCTTCTCGTGATGTGCTGTATATGTACCTTCAGGCTGAAATTTATCTGCCATGTCAGCAATTAAGATATCAGGCTTGTACTGTTTAACGGCCCTTTCCATCCGGTCTAAGTCCCAATCAGTAGCATCAACTACGCTAAGATTATCTCTTATAGGGTAAAAGCATTGTATAGCCTTTTCCTTGTTATTTTTAATACCCTTTATAGTCATGTTACAAGATGCGGTTAGATACCTTGCCGACACACGATTGGTAGTCTCTTCATTTGCTAACACCATAACCTTTGCACCTTGATGCAAGAACCCGTTTTCTCCTGCACATAAGAACGCATGACTGCTTGTCTTGCCTGTATTGGGTCTTGCTGCACCTACAATTAATTGACCGCCATTAACTCCGGGAACTAATTGTGCTACAGTAGGTATGTTTATCTTCCACTTAAACTCTAAGTCGTTCTTCTCTAATAGTTCATCTATATCTACAGTTTCAAATTTAATCTTTAATGAAGGTAGAAAATCTTCTTCACGCCTGTCTATAAATTCAACAACCTTATGTAAAGAGGTCAACTCACCATTAGACATCTTGAAAGCCATGTCTACAAGTTCATTAGCTGCGTCTTCCCTGTTTAATTCTATCAGTACATCCTGTGCTACCTCATAGTTTAAAGGATCACATGCAACTATCTTATTAAATAGGCTTGTGTATATATCCTTTTGGGCTGTGGTCAATGTTTGATTAGAAGAAAAGAATAGTGCCTCTACATCACCTACCCCTATCTCATCTTCGTAATCAACCATAGCTAAATCAATAGTATTTTTGATAGCTCTTGTTTCTTTACTTCTAAATATCCTTTCCTTTGCTATACTCTTATTTCCCTCGTAAAATTCACGAGATATTAACGTGCGTAGTAGTGCTAGTTCCATTATATTCCCCTTCCATACTATTACGAATTGTCATAATTTTATCTCCTATTCCATTTATATCATGTTTCTTCCTATATTTCAAGTCATCTTCTAACTTAAATGTAAATATACCTGCAACAGCAGGAACATGTGAGCTTATTTCCCTCTTCATAGCTATACTCTTATTACTTGCATCAGGATCAAGGGCAATTATAATTGCGTCCATGTCCTGTAATTGTTCATAATAAGAAGTCATAAAATTTGTACCAAGCAAGGCAAACCCTATGCAATTTGTAAACGTAGTAGCTACTACAGCAGCGGATATACAATCCTCTACGACTATGGCTATATTACCTTCTCCTATTTTACACCCATACCCGCTGGAACCATAACGCTTCCATTTGGGCCTTACCATAGCGTTTACCGCACGACCAGCAGCATCAACTATACTATAGTTGTGTAGTATAGGAAAAACTATACGCTGTTCTCTTATATCATAGTATAAATTAATGTCATTTAAATTAAGACCGTACCGTGCCGAAAATTTGTAAAATGTAGAACTGTTTTTAGTACTGTCCACTATTGGTATAATGTAATCGGGTAGACTAAATATTTCATCACTTTCTTTGTTTCTATTTTGTATGTCTCGTAACGATACTCTTTGCCCCGTTACTCCACCCAATGTACAATCTGCTTTATAACAATTATAAAGAAGTGTACCTACTTTCTTTGTTACAGTGAAAGTATTTCTACCATTACATAGCGGGCAATTTCCCCTGTATCTCTCATCTAGTTGTAAATCTAATTCATTTATATATTTGATTATGTCCATTCATCATCATCCATTGAAAAGTTGCGTTTGTCTGCAGCGTTACGTGCTTGGTGTGTGCTTATACATATATATGGCATTAAACTCTCCCTACTTTTATGTCCACTATAAGCCATGATCTCAGTATCTGTAGCTCCATGATTTGCTAAATCAGTAAGCACAGTTCTTCGTATATCTCTTAGCTGCAATTCTTTGGGCAACCCCGATGCTTTCATTATTTTCCTAAAGGTTCTAGATATATTTTGCTCACTATATGGTTTAAGCCGATAAGGATTGGGTACTACCCAGTTTTGAAAACCATAATCTTCTTTTTGATCTAACAACATTCGCACAAGGCTATCTGACAGAGGTATTCCCGGTATCCTCTCCTTTGTTTTCTGTATCACCTCTCTCCTGTAAAGTTTTTCATCAAAATCATAGTTATTCCATTCAGACATTCTTATGTCTTCAATCCGCTGGCCCAACTCTACATTAATTCGTACTAAAAGGCCAATGTTTCTCCATTTATCTATATTAAAGGCAGTAGTTAAAAATTGTTTAAAGTGATCGGGCATCCATACTGTATTTCTGGGGGAAACTTTGGCTCTTTCTACAAATCCCCAAGGGTTTTTATCAAGTAAGTCGTACCTCATCAATACGTTCCATACCCGTGTAGCTATTTGTACTGTGTAATTAGCAAAACGTACTCCATCTGAACCAAAACTTACACCTTCAACTAAAGCCCAATATATTTGTTGGCATTTAGCTACATTTAATTTACTTATAGGTACAGTACCTACTATCTGCCCGTTATCTAACACGGTAGACATTAGTCTACGCATCTGATAATCATATTGTATCTTTGTTTTTTCATTAGAGATCTTTTTCTTAAACTCCAATGTCTTTAGATACTTTTCTATTACGTCAGACACTGTACCCTTCTTAATCAAATCCATTTTGTACATCCACATATTTAATCTTATATTCTTGTTTCAATCCATAGAATAGGTCAAGCCATACCCCATTTTTAAGGTATGTCTCCATGTTTCTTACATAGACATCTAAAATGTTGTACCTATTATTCATTTTTTTATTATACTTTTTTCTTAAATGTGCAGCTAAATCACTCCGTTCTTCTTTATTTATTTTTATCCACTCTCTAACTTTTTTTAATGATATAGGATGGTTGTTAGGCAAATTCCTCACATCTTCATGTATACTTAGGTTTTTAGACACTGGTTTAGCTGCTCTTGCCTTAACAAGGTTTTGTGTAGCTACCTCTCGTTGTTCTGTTGTTAATGCCTTACGATACTTCTTTGGTACTCTTGGTGTTACCATGACTACGCCTATCCTTCCTATATTTATCCCAACGGTTACGCCAAATAAAATTATCTAACTTTACTACTCGTCCTTCTATCCAATTCATAACAAAATTATGCCATAATAGTATTTTCAATTTATGAATCATTATATCTTCCTCTATTATTAATAGTAAAAAGGCAGTAAGCATCAGGGGGAGAACAAACCCTAACACCTACTGCCTTTTAGTTTAAGACAAGCCTTTTATGCAGCTATTGACTGCTCAAAATCATCATAACGAATGAGATTTTTAAATGCCCTACCTCGCACTAAGGTTTGGACACTTTGCTCCTGTCTTAACACACGATCACCATATTCGGCTCCCCGCAAGCTGTCAAGATCAACGTGTGTACCGTAATGGGTAAGAGAATTGTATAGTGCGTACCCATTGTCTCCAATCTTGTAGGAATAAGTGTCCCACAAGCCCATCATAGTATTAAGCCACTTCTTGTTTACCTTCCTTTCTGATTTAGTTGGAGTTACACATAAGTTTGTAGATAGAAATGTTTGTGCTGTATTCCTATCTACATTAACCGTTCTCATGTGATTAAACAGATGACCGTCTTGGATCAAGACCTCCGGCCAAGTCGAAGCAATCTTACCAATCTTCTCTGGTTCAGCCGTAATTGTGTGTTTGAATGCCACTGAAGTATTCTCAGCAATACGAGATTGACCATTCAAGCAAGACAACCTACGCAGAAAAGCAGATATATCATACTTAATGGAGCCATCTACACTGTCCTTAACACGTAAGGCTAAGGATGTAGGCTCACCAATAATCTTCTCAAAGTCATATGCTTTTAGCTCTATATCTGCATAGACACGCGCACCATTATTCATGGTTTGCCACTTTACCTTAGCATCTGACAGGTCAAGGTCAGACATCTTCAATCCCTCTATCAGAGGCTCCCACCAAGCCGTATAAGGGCGTGGAATGTACCGAGACTTGACAATGCCCAGTACCTCATTTGTTTGGTCATTCACAATCTTCTGCCCCAAACTTGTAGGGATATTTTGTCCCTCATGCTCAATAGGCACTCGTATTGGTGTAAACTTTAAGCTATCAGGCAATGCAAATACATCTTCAGGTGTCGTAATTGTTTCTTTGTAATACATATTATGTGTCTCCTTTTTGAGTTTATAAAAAGATAATAGCAAACTTTTAGTTTTTTGTCAACTCCTTTCTTTAATTATTTTTCAACAAGGTCTGGTTTTTCTGTATCACAATCGAGACACTTGTAATGATCAAAAGAGGCTATTTCTTCACCGTTCTGATCTACCCAAGCATCCCATGCAATCATCGTACTATCACATTCTTTACAATATAACATTTTTACACCTCACTAAAAACGGGGTATCCCTCCTTATACCTATTCTATTTCAAATATGTATGTCCATCTAACCGAGCCGTCACAAGCATATCTTTTGCCCAATTTGGATTGATCTTTTCGTGTGCATAGTAGTGAGTTGCACCATCAACCCTATCTTCACCAAATCCCATGTATACAACATACGCAGCAATTACACTGTCCTCCCACCCATCTAAATTATTCACATCATCACTCCTGCCATCACAATACCAACTAAATTGGCAGCGGTTACGAGCAGGATAATATATCCTCTTGTGTGGGTCAAGTGTAGGATCTTTCTTGGTCTTCCAACTTTCCCTGATTGGTCCTTGTGTAATGACTTCACAAATTGTGTCTGGATAACGTAAACTAGCTACTCTATTGATAACAACTTGTGACGTAGCTATTTTCTCGTCAAAGCTTTCTCCCTTTGCCTCATGGTAGGCATTTACAGCTAGGCAGTAAAACTCTCCTTCTATATCTACAGCACGATACGAGTATCCTTCTGTGTGCATAGGAGAAGACATACCTAAAACAATTTGCATCATAAGAGAAAATGCAGGTAAAGATATATCAAACATAGTACCCCCTTGTCTTTTGTTTACGCCTTTGTTTACGATCTTTAGTAGTCTTTTTGTCTCTGTTCTTTCTTACAAGTTTATCCCTCTTACGTAAAAGCTCTTCATCTTTCATTGCAAGACGGTCCTTCTTCTGAGAGAGTTCAGTATCTTCTGTGTATGAATCCACTTCCAAATCCCTAATCTTCATTTATTCCTCCTGAAATAAGTATGATGAACATGGATAACATATGATTAAACATAATGTTAAACTATTTAATTTCATATATTAAATATATAATATCATATTTTTATCCTTTTGTCAATCTGTTTAGCTCCTCATCTTTCATTATGATAGCCCTTTCTACTTTTTCGGCACTGAAGTTAAGCCGTAGCAAGCTAGTAAATAGCTCCTCTCTATCAATAGCATCATACGTATACTTTCTAAATAGTTGGTATACTTTCATGCTTAGAAATGTGTCTGCTGATACCAAATTATTTTCACTCATACACAATTTTGTCTGTGAAGTACCACAGTTCCTTTTCCTGTAGCAACCAATCGTTAATTACATTGATGGGTACTTCAGAGATATCTAACGCATCTGAATCCGCTAGTATCTCAATTGCTAAGTCTTCAGGTATCTGACTGTATTCTTGAACCTGAAAATTGTACGGATTATGTTTGTCTACATTAAACAAGTCCGGGATATCTTTCTTTTCTGTGTCATTAATATCCATATCAATAGCAGCTATTAACCTGTTCAGCACATCTAATAAATCAAGTGGGTCATGTTTGTATCCTATTACCTCTTGATACCTATCTATGTCTAATATACTGTTGTCAATTAGTTGTTTTTCCCATGCATACGTTTCTTTTCCATTATACACCTGTTCCATGTGGTATGTATCCCACGTATGTTTGTCTGTCATTATGCTGCCTTTCTTACTGTTGCTACATTATGTGTAACATGCGTTACACTATTACGATTATTCTCTACAATAAACCGTAGCCCAGAACCCTTAGTCCTGCGAGTAGGATTAATAATGCTACCCCCAAACACAGATACACTTGCATAAGGTACATCGACCCTGTATCCGGTACTAAGTTTGTTATATCCCAGTAAAGTATTATACTTTTGGCTGCGGATATGTTGACGAATGGTCAGTTTAATTGTTTTTCTCATAACTATTCTCCTTTGGTTTAGGTTTGATGTGAGTAACTCACTTTGTTATGTTTTGTCTACACCTCATCTTACTCATTAATTTCTTTTTGTCAACCATTGTTACAGGTTTTGTTACAAGGTTCAACGCCCGTGCTACAGGGTTGGGTTTCTTCTTAGGTTTCCTTAGCTTCATAACTATTTTCCTTATAACATATTGTGCCTACTCTTCATCTTCATTTTCATCCAGTGGTGTTATAACTACCTTAAACTTCTTTCCACCACACGTTGTAGTTATTTCTACTGGTCCATCATCTCCCAAACGATCTTCCCAATATTCGTTGATATCGTCAATATTATTTGGATCGTAGTTCATACTACGCATGTCTATCTCTACCCGATTTTCAAGCGGGAGTTTGTCATTTAGTAAGATTACATTACTCATAGATATTACTCCTTTGTAAATTCATAAATCTTGTAGTCCTTCACTCTCACAGCTATACTACATAGATTCAAAGCATGTTTTTCAGCTTCTTCATATGTCTCAAATTTTTGAGAGTATTGTTTCCAACCATACCCCTCCTGTAGTAGTTTCAGTATGAACATTAAAGTCTCTTAGGTGCAATCGAAGACACTTGGTTATTTGGCAGAGAATAGTCTACTCT